CCACGGGCGGCGTTATAGGTTTCTACGTGCGCTTTACCTAACGCCGGCGTAGCGTATTCGTCGATAAACTCCCCATTATCATCAAATTTAGAAAAGTTATCGCCATTAGCATCAATGGCATTAGCAGCACTTTTAGAATACTCATTACCTAGATTGTTCGCTTTGTTTACTACATCATCTTTCCAGTTGGTTAACGTATTACCTACATTGTCGTTAATTTCTTTGCCGGTTTTATCAATCCATTCAATATTGTTTTTAACGCCATTAGCAACATATTCGGCATTATTTTTAACGCTATCCCAAAACGTAGGCTTGGGCGCGTTGCCTACGTCATAACCGTATTCGGTTGTTATATCTTCAAAGGCGTTACCGTTTCCAGCTGCCTTGCCGTATTGGCTTGTAATATCATCAAACGCACCCATAGTCTACCCCTTTATATTTAATAAGACTTTAACCACGATTTATATTGACCGTATCCGGCCGCATCAAGTTCCGCTGCAATCTGATCATCGCTCCAGCCTTGCGCTGAAAGTTCATTCATGCGTTTAGAAATTGCTGCTTGTTCTTCGCTTGAATAAGTCGGCTGCCGTTTAACTGTTGGCGTTCCAGCAGCACCACCGCCGCCAGCAGTAGGCGCACCACTTAACGCACTTTGTAATTGCCCATAATAAGGGCTTTCGTTTTCTGCTTTATCTGGGTTAGCTTTAACCCATGCGGTATGTTGTGCGGATAACGTACGCAATACTTGCGCATTATACCCGCTAGTGCCGGATTGTGTAGCCGTTGCCGGTTTAACGTGCGTACCTACATATTTCATGCTGCCGTCCGTGCCAACAATATAAGTTTTTCCGTCTGGCATAACTTTAATGTTTTTCGCCCCGAAATTACCGATATTTTTCATTTGGCCGTCCGGAGTCATTACGATAACTTGGCCGTTCGCAAATTGTTTTGTTTCAACCTTGCCATAACCGCCCATATCTTGAATAGTACCGTCGCCCATGTTGTAACGTAAAACATGGCCGTTTTGTGCGCTGCTAAACTTATAATCTGGTTTATCAAGTGCCGCAATAGAATTCAAGTTATTCATATCAATAGTACCAGCGCCAACTTTACCGGCTAGATAGTTATATCTTGCAACGGCTGGCGCCAACCCTTTAACCCGTTTTGTGTTATAGGTATCTACAACCGGGTTGCCGTCTTTATCCTGTGTAAATACAAGATTGTTCATGATTTGCTGGCGCATTGGTTCAAGCACTTTTTCTTGATATTCGTTGACTTGCTGCATATACATATTGTTAACGTCAGTTTGATATTGTTCGCTGGCTAGGCCTTGCGCCGTTTTAAAATCAAAACCGGCTTTAACTAGGGCCAACGTATTGGCCCCTAGTTGTTTACGTGCTTCACTTGTTACGCTTGCTTTATCTGGTATAGAGTATTGACCCGGCGCTTTATCCGCATCGGCGTTACCATTTACGGCCGAATTGGGCGCCCCATGAAAAGGTGCGTTTTGTCGTTGTTGCATCATTTCTTGGTATGTTTGCGGTACCCCTGTATTAATACCAGTATTATTTAGATTTTGAAAATTCCATAACCCCGTGTTTTGTTGCGGTTGCGCTGGCGCCGCTGGCATTTGTGGTGCTTGCGCTGCCTGTACTTGTAATTGCTTTTGTAATGTAGGACTTGGCTCATTCATATAAGCGTTAAAGCGCTGATCAGTAACAGGGTTAGCCGGTGCATCTGTGTTAGCTTGCATCGGTTGTGCTGGTGCTGCTGGATTTTGACCGCCCCATAATCCGATATTATTCTTTTGCATCAAGTTATTGGCAAATGTGTTATTGGAATTAGATAATAACTGGTTGATTTGACCGGCGCTATTAGGTTGTTGCATACCCATTCCCGCCATGCGGTTATTATTATCCACAATTTGCGGCGTGTTCGGGTCTTGTTCCCCGCCAGCGCCACCGCCACCGCCTAGCATTGCTTGATAGCCTTTAGCCATTTTGTTATTCTGCAATGCACCTAAACGATGTGAGAAATATTGACCAGCTAATTCGCCTAACGCCGCCCATGGTTCAAAATCTTTTACGTAGATAACGCCCATTGTGTTATTCCTCTACTTTCTTATTATCTTCGGTTGCTGCTTCTTCGGTTGCTGCTTCTTCGGTTGCTTCCTCTACTGGTTCATCTTTCTTGCTGGATTTTTTAGTTGTTTTTTTAGCTGGCTTTTCTTCCGGTGTTTCTTCCGCTGCATCTGCAATAGCTTTCAATTCATCTTCATTGATGCCTTCCGCCATAATGCCGTTAGCATAGAATAAATTATCGCCAGTACATTGCAATTCATATACATGTTCAGTATTGCCAGTTGCTTCGCTTAATGTAACCGGTTCATAAGCATTAACCGTCATAATAACTTCGCCAACTACCAATTCACTAACTAATTTTAAACCTTCCGGAGTCAATACCTTTTCTGTGCCTGTGGTTGTTACGCCGAAAGATACAGTTTCAAGGCGATGTGTTTCTTTTTCGCCCATATCATGCAATGCAATTACATCATTAACCGCACCCAACGTGATAACAGTATCACCATTTACAAACGTTTCAATAACCTTGCCACCTTCTGGTGTTGCAATTTCAGTACCCGCTACAAAACAAAAACCTTTCATAAGCCCTCCAAAGAAACCGCCAGAACCTTGCTTAACCATTGTTTGTGCTGGTTGTGCTAGTCCATAGCGTAATGACATAAATCTGTTAAGTAAATCTTCTTGATCCGCGTTATTTAACTGGCTCATAGAGTAGTAATCTTTGGCCGGTTGAATTGCCGCGCTTTGTGTTGTTGCGCCTGTATTAATAGGGTTTTGCGCTAACCCTTCGCGTTGACCTACTAAACCCGCTGCGGTGCCGGCGTTATTCATCTGATTTGCATAACCTTGGTTCATTAGATTTGCTTGATTAATAATGCCGTTTTGGTTGTTGTTGTAGGTATTACCCCATAACCCCATTTTTGCACCGATACCGCTTAAATTATTATTAAGCGCTTGCGTATTAAGTGCAGCCGCTTGGCCTAAATCATTTGAATATTGTGCCGCAAGTGTATTAGATGCGTTCTTGCTAATATCATTTAATGCATTATCTGTAATAGATGAATTCACAATGCCGCGACTTGCTAGGCCAGAAACTGCATTGCCTACAGTTGCCTGTAAATCATTGTTTAACGCTTGCCGTCTAGCATCTGCATAGCCTGTTGGTAGTTGGCCGTTTGTGATGCTATTCATTGCGTTTTGATTATTAAGCAATGCGCCGTTATATTCGTTAGCCAGTTGGCTTGCGCCGTTGTTCATAGTATCAACGCTTGCCGCTAACTGATTTGCATACCGCGTGTTATCAGTTAAATTCTTGGCGCCGGCCGTAGAAACTTGATTTTGTAACGCGCTGATTGCATTTTGATTGCCACGGTTAGCGCCTAAATACGAATTATACATATTGCCGTATTCTGGCGTTATCACGTTATTCAAGGCCGCATCGCCCATACCTTGCAAGGTGTTGGCGCTTCGATTGGTGTTATTAATCCAATCCATTTGGCCTTGTAATAGTTGCTTTTCGTCGGCCGTTGCCGTAGGTAGTTTTGCATCAATGCTGCTTACCTTCGACTTTTTACCGCCGCCGCCAAATAATTGCAAGTCAAATTTAAACATGCTTTTCCTTTCTACAAAGTAGCTTCAAGGTGTTTTCGCACCGTTTTTAACACTTTGTAATCAAACCCATTATAGGTGTAGTCCATTTCTGGAACGCGTTCCATATTCCATTTTTTTATGAAACCGCGCACGCTTCGATGTGTAGCCGTTACAATTACATCAAGATCATTCATCTTCATTACTTCAACAATATATTTCCCTATTATTTTCATATTGCCGTATGTCTGCCAGATAGTAAAATACCGTTGGCCCTCATGTTCGTTGATAGTCCAGAATAAGAACCCAGCATTAGGGAACCATTTGAAATAGTAGTTATATTTATCTTTGTAATTGTTGTTTTCATCGAAATAAAAACCTTCAAGGCTAACGCGTTCACCCGTGCGCCGTTCATAGTCTTTTATCATGCTTTCAAGGCTTTCAATTTGCATTGTTAGTCCCCTATTCGTTCTATGCTGAATTTATTACGATTACTTCCGGCCTGTACTTTCCTATCATAATACCCGCTAATAGTTAGATTTAAATGCTGATTGCCATACCCTTGACCGACAATGCTCATTACTATTTCAAGGTTTCTGTTATCATTAATGCGTATTTCGCGACTATCGCGCGTGCTTCCGTCTATTGTGATACGATAATTTCCACTTGGGAAAAATACCGTGTTACGCCATCCTGAGCGATCACTTGCCGGTCTATCTACATAAATATTATTAAATGCAGCCGGATTATACTGTACCGAATATGTGCGCCCGTTTTTAATAACTTTTAACGGCGTGTTATCGTCTCCAATACGTGCGTATAATTCGTTTCCATTAAAGGGAACCTTAATATTTTGGCCGTTAGTTAATGCTGCATCTGTAGTTAATCCAAACCGGTATGTTTGGCCGTTATATTCTAGTACTAAATTAGGCATATTATTCCACCTTCAACCTTGCACCATTAGGGAATAACAATGTATTGTTATTTTCAAACGTTGCTATACGTTGCCATTCATTCATGCCTTTAGTATTTGTATCAAAACGAATAAATGCCGCGTTACTGTTAGCAAAATAAAGCTGAGTACCTAATACGCGGTCTTGGCTTGTATACCACGGAAACATGGCGCCAATACCCCAATAAGCAGTACCCCATATACGGTAGTTATTTAATTCACCGAATGTAAAGCCGCTATAACCCGCCTTGTTGTTAGCAAGATAATCTAAATCAATCGGTTCATTGGAAAGGCCCGGAACCTTTAACGTACCCGTCATGGTATCGCCGGCCTTTTTAACGCATATCGCAACATTTGTAGCAGTATCGGCAGTTGTTGCATGTGTAGCATTATCTGCACTAACCGCATGCATTGCATTGGCTACTGTATCAGTTTTGCGATAATACGCACTACTCAATCCGTTTACTGTATCCGTGATTGTTTTTAGTGTACGGCTTGGGTTATTCGTGAAACTAGCATCGCCAGCAATCTTTTTAATAGCTTCCGCCATTTGATTAAGAATATCCGTTAATGCATACGCTTTACCGTCAACCGTACGCGTACCAATTACGGCATCTGTTGCGGTGTTTACGTTTGGATCATAATACTTGATTGACTTTACACGTGTTGCATCTGTAACGGCAATCGCTACCACTACGCGCAATATTTCTTTCCAGTATGTACCAGTATACACATACATTTTTTCGTTTGTAGTATTGTAGTACATTTTATCCGTTGCCGCTGCTGGTGCATTTGGCTGGCGCATCGGTTCAAGCGTTGTACTGCCATAAGTTAGGCCACCAGATGCGGAGCGCTCAACGTATAGATACGACGTATTATTGGCCGGTAAACTCCATGCGCTTTGTTTACGGTTAATCGTTTGTGTATAATCAACCGCGCCGTAATCGTTGAAACCGTCGGCGAATGATAACAATACAGGCGTTTGGCTGCCGTCAATCATTACGCTTAGGTTATCACCGGTTAAGAATGAAAATTCACCATTGCTTACTTTACCGCTCAATACTCTATTACGTAGGCCACCAGTACCACCACCGCCGCCAGTACCACCGCCGCCGCCGGCTTTTAGTTCCATTTGCTGCGCAACGTTCAATAATTCATCGCGGTTTTTCTTGATACTATCTTGCACAGTATCGCCCTGTGGCGTTATATCCAAAGGGTATTTTTCTTTATATGCCATGTTTAAACCTCTTCATACGTATAATCTAACTGGCGTAACGAAATAGCGCCCTTTTGAACATTGATTTTGAATTGTACATTACGATTTGCACCGCCGCCAATTTTATACGCCTTCGTGTATTCATTAACATTCATTAATGTTTTAGCATCGTATAGCTTTTCATTTGCGTAGTAGGTTTTGGTTGCCTTGCTTGAAAAGTTAATTGGCTTAGGCTTCTTATTTGAGATGCCAATAGTTCCATGACCGGGAATAAGATTATGCGTTACAAAATTATAGTTCATAATCAACACAAATTGACGGGTTGCTAATCTGTTGCCGCTGATAATTGATGTTTGGATTTGTACCGTATCATCTGTATCTATCGTTTCATCAAGAATACCAATTTTATTTCCGTAGGCTATGTATACTTCCTTGTCTACATTCACCGCTGCATTGATGCCATGCGTGAATTTTCTTGATGTGAAAACGCCCCTTCCGTCTTCATATCGTGGCAAGTAGTGATATATAAATACCGTTTCGCCATTATATGGTTTAATCCAGATTTGTTTTCTACTGGATATATGCCATACTTCGCAATCTTTCGTTATGTACTTCAATAGATAAGAGTTGATATTCAAGCCAGTTTCAAACGGTTGTATTTCCGCATAGGTGTTTGTAGGCATGAAAGACATGAACCCTTGATTGCCTAAATAATAGCTACGATCATCAACGCTTACCGTCGCACCGCTACAATAACCGGTAGAGGATAACGGATACACAGTTAAATTCTGTGCATCTGGCGTACCAATGACTTGATACACGCGCCCGTATTCTTTGTATACGATAATTGCACGTGATAAGAAATCAATCGCAATAATGCTGCCTTGGTCTTTATAGCCTACGTCTACATATTGCGCGCTAGATGCATCGTTTGAGTTATGAGTCCATGCGTTGTAGTCGCCAACTGCCGACCAATTCAACCGATGCGAATGAGTCGATGCAATGAGTACACGCCCGGAATGACTTGATACTATATCACATGCCGGACTTTCAATAGTGGATAACTTACCACTACCAGAAATGGCTTGTAATTTATCACCGTTGGCAATAAGAATATCACCGCCAAACGCATGATATTTAGGCCGTTCGGTACCATTTAATGTGCCTAATAGTTTATTACTGCTAAAATCTGTTTCATACAAATTTCGGCCACTAGAAAAGTACCACTTATTACGGTACACATCATGATATAGCGTTTCTACTGGTAGTCCAAAATCATACAATATACGAATACCCGGAACGGTACGGAGTGCATTATCTGTTCTATCGAATTCGCATTGTTGCGCCTGTGTTAGCGCTTGCACGTCGATATTTTCCGGCGGGTTGCTCCAATCAAGGCCCAGCCGGAACCCGTTTGTAGTTGCCACCTGTTTAACGCCCATTATGCTATACCTCTTGCCGCCTTAATCTGTTCCGTTATGTAGTCAATGAATTGTTTATCATATGCAGCGTAATCCGTCATAAGTGATTTCTTTTTAACCATGAAAGATATAAGCTGCACTAAATACTGATGAAAGAATTCAGAAAACGGAATAGTATCGTCTAATTCGTCTACGTGGTTTTTACGCACGCTATAAAATACTTGATTAACCGTTTCCCCGTCATAAGTTTCAAATGTTCCATTAATGATGCGGATAGGATAACCACTCTTAGGAACGAACCCCATGAAATCGGACGGAACCGCTTTCAAATTCGGTATGTCGGTATTCTTAACTACTTCGCGGTCTTTAATGCTAACTAGAATAGTAGTTAGCCAGTCAATAGCTGCGTTAATGTATTGAATGTATTCTGATTGTTCATCAAGAATTTCATTACTTTCTACATTAACCAGCGTAATCAATTCGCTTACTACCATAATTCCAGTACCCTTCTGCTATTACGCTTTCATTATTGCCTAAACCATTATTAATGGATTGCAACGCATTAACCATATTCGCCGTTACGCCGGATATATCAAGGTTCATAACCCTATATACGATGTAATCAACAAGTAATGTTTCTAATTCTGCCGGTAGTCCGCTTTCATCTTCCAGTTTCTTATAGCCAGCAGTCATTATATAATCAACGGTTATTTTCTGCTCATGATCTGCATCAAATACTATCGTTTGTAAATTCAATACATGATAGGCCTGTACGTCCGCATCATCGGCTTTGACATTTAACACGCTGATACATTGACCGGGCAGCGTAATCCGTCCGGTGCCGTTATCTTCGTGCGTTGCCTGTGCCAAACTAGGGCAGTACTGACCGATAAGGGCATTTAATAGGTGATTACCTTCGTTGTAATATTCCAGTAAATGATACGGTGTATATTGTTCTTGCGGTGTATCGCCTATTTGCATGAACGCCCTATTGATAACTTGTTTTACGTTCATATTCACCCCATATAAGAATAAAGGCGGGTATTACCCCGCCCATAATTCAAAATTAGCGTTCAACTACGCCGCCAGTTCTAACGTTGATTACGCCAAAATCGGAACCATTGAATTTTGTTTTTTCAACTGCACCATAGAACGCAATACCATTACCAGCAATGTTGCCGTAATCGTCTGTTTGTTCAATGTGTTTAGCTGGTCTTGCAACTGCGAAACATGCGGCTTGCTTACCCAATAACAAGTTATGGCATACATTAGCGGAACTTGCGCCAGTGCTAATATTATATAAGCGTTCGTATTCGTACAAAACAACGCCATCGTATTCGCCTAACGCACCAGTAAAGATAGGGTTTTTAGAACCGCGAACATTTGCGTTTTGTTGCGCTGCCAACCATTTTGGATCATCTTTTAAATCACGTGCAGCCCACGGAGATACAAGCATAATGTATTTATCCATGCCGTCAATTTTAATCGGTTGAATTTTTGGCGCATGCATTTGCGCTTTCCGTTTAGCACGGGAAATAATAGTTGTTGTTAATTTATCATTTGCCGTAATAGATGCTTGCGTACCGGCTGCACTTGCATATACTGTTTCTGCGCTAGAGTTATTAGACGTTAATTTATCAATCAATTTATTATCTAACCAATCAGATAACCATTGTTTCAAAACAACTTTAATTTCTTTCAACATATCGTATTGGCTTTTTTGATCGTCTGCTTCAAAACGAGATACCGCATTACGTACTAATTGTGTTTGTACAGTAAAATCGTAAATGTTCAAAGTATCTTCGGAACCAGCTAATTTTTGTCTATTACCTTCAACGCCGGAGCCTGTTAAGTTCATCATCAAGCCGAATACTACGCTATCGCCTTTTACATTTGTTAAGTCTTTATTTTGGTGTACTACATTGGAACCGTCCATTGCAGTAAACTTATCAAAATAACTATCTTTTACGCCTTCATGCCATACTTTTTTAGCCCATACTTTAGGTACTAAATTTGCTGGGATATTAACTTGGTTTCTTTGGTCTGCCATATTTTACCTCTTATAATTCGTCAAAATATTTGCGTACATCGTCCGGCAATGCATCAAGGTTGCCTGTTTGATACGCTTTCAAAATATCTTCTTCGCTTACCTTGTTAGGTGTAGGAACGCCACCGTTTAACGCGCCAGCCTTTGGCAACGTTGCGGCCACCTGTAACGGGTTATTCGTAACGTCGGTATTCGTTGCCCGTTCATTTTGCAGTTCATTAACAAATTTTCTGATTGTTTCAAAATCGGCATCGGTACCTTCTCCAATATCTACGCGGTAGAACGCATCGTTTATTGGTTGTGCATCGCGCATTGTCATGCCGTTTAGCTTTTCTAATCCGCGTTGATATAGTTCCCCGAAATTTGGTAATGATTTAATTTCATTTACGAAATTTAGATTTGTTTGTCTTTGTTGGTGTACTGCTAACTGTTGATTTGTGATCGTGTATTCTGCGTTAGCTTCAAAACGAATAAAATCGTTATACTTTTGCACATCTTCAAACATAAGACTTTCTAAATCTTCCGCCGTTAAATTAAAGCGTTTTAATGCTTCACGGCGTACAAAGTCACGGATATCAGATACTTCACTATCTGGCAATGTAATCGGTCTTTGTTGCGCTTCAAATTGTCGCGCACGTTCTTCGGCCGCCTTACGTCTTGCGCGTTCCTGTGCAAGTGCCGCTTTTAGATTGTTATCGTTTGTATGGTTTTCTTCATGTTCCGGTTCTTCTTCATTAGTGTTCGGCGCCGCTGCATCTACTTCCGCATCATTCGCATCACTTTCCGCCGCATCATCTGTAGAGGGTTCATCTGTTACAGTTTCCGGTGTATCCGTTTCTTCGGTATGTTCATCAACGTTCACGCCCGCGTTTTCTAAATCTTCCGGGGTGAAACCAGCATCTTCGATATTAACTAAATCTTTTTCCATATCTAATACTCCTTAGCCTTTTAACGTCATTGCCGGACGAATAAAGAAATATGGCAGTTTAACGCCGTTGCCGGGCGATAATGTATAAGCAAGCCTTTTAACGCCGTTACTTAGGGCGAAAATAATATAAAAAACGCCCCATTACGGAGCGTTTATTATTGTGTTGATAGTTTATATTACATAGTGCCTAAATCGTTCATAGGCGGCATAATTTGTGGTCTATTTTGAATGTTTGGTTGTTTACCTTTTAAGGCTAACCGTTCCGCCATAATTTGTTGTGGTGAAATCTGTACGCCCAGCGTTTGTAAATACATACTCAATGCTTCCGCTGGCATATCATCAAGTGAACCACTTACGCGCAATTCTGGTAACGCTGGCTTTTCTGCCGCTTCTTGCATGCGTTTCTTAACCGTTTCTTTTTCTGGGAAATCCATGAAATCAAGGATAATATCAATAGGAATATCAACGCCGGATTTCTTAGCTTCCAACAATTGATACAAATTAGCACGTCTTGCCGTTGCGCTTGCTTGGCTGGTGCTGATTACAATATCAAAATCAAAGGCGGATAGATCATACAAAACTTGTTTAATAGGATTACCTTCCGCATCACGCTGCGGTTGACCTAGTGCATCTGTTAATATTTGTTCTTGCATAGGTTGATTTAAACCCGGTGCAATCTGTACAAATTCCTTTTGCCCGTCGTCGCCCATAATGCGCATCGCTTTGGCTTCATTGTAGAATTGTGGAATTAAACCCGGTGCGTTTTTCTCACCCCATAATAATTTTACAATTTGGCGTTCTGCTTCTTTTGATTGCTCAAAGATGCCAGCCGTTTGAACAGTTGTTACAGATTGCCGCAAGTCGATTGCCTTGCCGCTCATACTGCCAACGCTACCGCTTAAACTTTCCGGAGTGATACCGCTGATAGAATAGAAATCATTGCTTGATTGTTGTTCAAGGGCCATATTAATATTGCTATCCATTGCCGGCGTGCCGTCTACGAATGATACGCCCGGCGGTAACCAAATATTCGCGCCCGGTTTAGTGCTATTATTTTTAATATCGCGCTTATTTTGTTCGGTTAATTGACCTTGCCAGAATTTAACGCCTAACGACTGCTGATTTACAACGTGCATGCGTTGGCTTCGGTTTTTGTTTAATTCCCTTTGTGCATCTTTAATATCACGCACTACGCCAGCCGGTTCCAGTTCATCATCTACCAATTCGCCGGTATAATAGCAATATTCACGCACTAACGGGAATTTACCATGCTTATAAGGGCTTTCGCCTTCTTCCAATAGAACACTATCGGCGAACGTTGCGTATCTGATTTTAGTATCTGGAATACTTGTAGGTTTCTTACCAGTAGCCATTAATACAACGAATAACGGGTTAGCTTCATCAATTAAACCCTCTTTTGTCATGTATACGTTCTTTTTGCCGTATTCTTTATACCAGTACTGCACTACACGGATTTTATTGTAATTCGTGTTATACCATAACGCTTCGCCGTCTACCGTTTCAATCACGCCGGCTTCCTGTTCGGTTTCGTCATATCTGCTTTTTAATGCGTTAATTTCGTCAACCTTTTCCGGATAGATTTGCTTTAACTTAGCAGCACTTTCCCAACTATAGCGGCCAACATATTGCGCATCGGATAAATCATCTTTCTTACATTCCGGATCTATGAAAGCGTCAAATGGAGAAACACGTTCAATTTGAATTGTGCCGTCTAACTTCGTATAGTCAAATTCATAAGATACCCAGTAATTGGCTAAACCACAAATAATCTTATCGCGGAAACATTTGCCCTTATTGCGTTGATAGTTCGCACGGTCTAAACAGTATTTTGTAATACCTTTAGCAACGCGGCTTATTCTATCATCTTCTTCGGAACGTGGTAAAAAGTCCGGTTCTGTTTCATTCTGTGATGCATAACCGCATAACAGATTAATAACCGGTCTAATTCTATTAATCGTAATTGCTGGCCGTCCAGCTTCGCGCATATTCTTCAAGTCGCCGTCTTGCCATTGTTTACCTTGCATAAATGCAAAATCTTCGGCAGCAGCCTTGCGCCATTCTGACGTGGCGGCCAATGCATTTTTTACATTCTGTTTTGCTTCGTATATATCAAAGGTTGTTTGTTCTATATCCATTATTCCACCATTTCAGAACCGTAAATCATATCGTACATCTGTTCTAATTGCCATTGCGGCATTGCCTTAGCGAATTCCGCTAGTTCTGCATCTGTATATTTCGCCGGAATAATAACGCCCTTTTCTTCGCGTTCGCCGTATTCCGATTTAAGAACCTTAAAGGCGTAATCACGCAACGCCCTTTCACTCATACGCCCCATGCGCTTATATCTCCTTCGCTATCATCAACATATTTATAACCGTCATTAAACGGCTTTTCTGGTTTAACTGATTTAACCGGTCTTGCCATGCACATATAACGCACCGCATCATACGCATGATCTTCTTGTTTCGTATCTACATCTTCCACTTTGATTTTGTCATACGTTAAAGCTGGTAACGTTCGTATTAAGTGTACGCAATTACTAAATATTTTTAACTTACCTTCTTTTAATCGTTGATGTACTTGCATAAGTCCGGCTAATCTATCATTATCAGCACGCACCCAGTACACGCCCTCAGTTGCAAATATTTCCGCAATCGTTGGGCCGTCATGGCCTGTTCGCTGCCATATAGCGGGGTCTGCCACGCCTTGATAGTCTTTTAAATGTTCTATCTTTTGCGCTACTTCCCTTGCCGTTTCCTGTGTACCAGTATCCGGCATGCCCGGCTTGCAACCGTAAAACTCACCAGTAATATATAGCACGTCGTCATAATCAACGGCAGCGGAATATACTGCATATGGTTTCGTATAACCCCAGTCCATTGAACGATACCGTTGCCAATGATGCGGTATTTCAAACGGTTCTATTACATGCTTATCAGTGCGGAATTCTGTAAACACTTGACCTTCAAATATGTTCCAGTCGCCGTCTAAATACGCTTTACGTAGTTTTTCTGGCAACGTGTTAAGTGCATCTATATAACTTTGTGATAGATGCGGGTTATCACTTGCCCTTGCTTGGATATATGCAATCTTATCGGCGAGCGGTTGCATTTCTTTTGTAAAGTTTCTATCAATGAATAAATCTTTTACCCACATATGACCCTTGCCGCCCGGGTTAGTTGCTGCGATTAATTTTGTATCCGTGATACCAGTCCAGCGTAAACGCATACGCAAGAAATCAAACACATCGCGACTATTCAAGGTTAATTCGTCTATCGCTATTGCAGCGAATTCACTAGAAAGATATTTACTAGGTTTATCAAGATTACGGAAACAGATAACGCCGCCGCCTAATTCATCATTTAATGTGAATTCATGGTTGCTTTCCTTATAGCTTCCTAACCATTCCGGAAACTCCATTTTGATTTTGGATATTTGACGATCATCAAGACTTGGATAATCCTCACAGAATAATCCAACGCGTATGCCTTTAAGTCCTGTTTGAATGAACCAATCAATAAGCAGCCATATCAAGCCCCAGCGGAGTATATACGATTTACCACCACCAGCAGCGCCGCCATATAGTGTATATATGTTTTGCTTTACTGCACGCAAGAATTCTTTTTGCTTAGGCGTTGGCCGTATTACATCGCGAAACAGATTTGTTTTACTCATCTGCATCACTCAATTCATTATTATCAATAACCAACTTAACGGCGCTTTCCGTTGTGATTTCCTGTTGTATCTTATCGCGCCATTCTTTAGAACGTCGATTTTTAAGCCAGAAAATCATTGCCGTTGTATTTCCTTCAAGTGCTGCTTTATAGAGTGCATTTTCAACTTGTATGTCTGCTTCGTCCTTTCCTATTTTTAGGGCGTTCGATATTTTGGGCGACTTCTTACGCCATTCCCATAAGGTAGAAACAACAATATCCATATTGCTTGCAATCTGTTCATTTGTTAAACCATTACGCGCCCAGCCTTGTAAAAGCAAAATCTTTTCTTCTGCTTCCCAGTCCTTATATGTTGTTTTCGCCATTGTTTCACCCCCTATCGTAGTATGTTGTTATCTTTGCTTTTCATTCTGCCATGTGATCGTTGGCATATTCCCGCGTGTTGCTTGCTGGCGTGTTGGCTAGTGCAATATGTTTGGCATAATCCGTCATAGTATATTTCGCTTGCTATGCATTTTCCGCCTTTGTTATTAAGACATTTCGACTTGGTACATATGATATTCATTAGCTTTTCACCACCTTCACAAAACTTTTTTGAAAAATTTTTAATTTCCCTATTGACTACTTGCGAAAACGCAAGTATAATTAAGCCATAAAATACATCTGAAAACGCAATTATTTAAAAAGGAGAATTAACAATGCAAATGACTATTCAAGAAATTAAAAACGCGATCAGATACAACGAATTAAACAGTATCGAAACATTACAAGCAGCATACACCGGAATTAAATACAACAATGACGGAATAATTCAAACACTAGGTTATGACGATTTAAACAACATTGTCATGATGCTTCGTTATATCGCTGAAAAATGCGAATTGCTTCGTCGCCGTACTAATTCGATATATGATGCGTTCGCTGCTTTCAATCTACGCGAAACAATATTCGATACTGTAGATGAATACCAGAAAGAAATGAATAACAAAATACGCCAAACATTAGCCGCTAGAATATAGCGGCTTTTTTAATTACTCAAAACCGAACACGCCGCACTAAAAGATCAATGGAAACTATGAAGGTGATATCTCTTAAAATAAAAAAATGTGCTTTATGTTCAGTTTTCAATAATCAAATGTTACTTTTATACAAAAAATGAGATATATCGCCGTGGATATACCTCACATTCTGATAGCTTTATTCATTTTTGTTGTATACTCTAAACCAATACCGATATAGATCACATGAAATTAGGTTCATTATGCTTATTGTTGTTGTGCTTGGAAGTACATATTTATATTGATAGGATTGTTCTCAATGGCATTGTGTATGTTTGAAAGGAATTCTTTTTATCGGTATCGGTTTACAATACACAATAGGGGAACGGCCCAAAGTTCCCCTGTGCATTGTGTTCATATAGGAGAATTACGCCAATGACCTTTTAAGCATCATTTGACAATATAATTATACTATATATGGCGTTTCCGTATTATTCCGATGTAGTTCGGTATAGTTCGACTTTAACCGACTTAGCAGTATACATGCTAGGGTAATACGTTTCATGTAAAAATTTACCTACATTAATAAGGCCTAGTGTTTTTAATTCTGCTGCTTGCGTTTTTCCTAAATCTGTAAAACTTTTCGCATATTTCGCGCTTTCGCCGTCGATATACTCACGCATTAATAATATATTGGTTTTCCCTGTGGTGCATTGATTGATGATTTCCGCCGCCGTTTCGCGTTCATCAATTAACGCACCTATTTCTTTGTGTACGGCATCGCGTTTACTTTCAAGGCGTACGATTTGCCGGTCTAACCCGCCCGGCGTTCCGCCACCGCTTAACCGTTCCTTGTTATAATCAACGGCCCCAATCGTTGTTATATCGGATTGCAAATGCTTTAGATCTTCCTTCAATGATTTAATTTTCATTGATATTAATTTAATCGGTTCTAGGAATTCCTTGCCTATCTCTCTATATTCTTTATCCGTCATTTATTCCCCCGTATGGTTCATTATCGTAAATTCTTAACCGTTTCCCCTAACATGTTTAAATAGTCTTGTAAATTAACTTTGATTGCATCATTTACTAATTGGATATTATCAGTTGTTACATAATGCGCCAGCAGCATTTTATACATTGCATCTTTGGTAGGTATGAATATCGCAATCATTGTACTTACAAAAAACACGCCAAACAATACAAACACCTTTTTCTTATTGGCTTTTAATACCTCTCTAAGTTCATCATCAATAAGATAAAAGCAACCAGCCGCACTAATCAATAACGTAGATATAATAAAAATTCCTTGATTAAACGCATCGATATTATGTAACAACTCAATCAAGTACAAATACATCGGATTAATAATAGGCATTACACATTTCCCCTTTCGCCTATTCGTATCAAAGGGGCGTTTATATTGCCCCTTATCCACTACATCGTAAATACTGATACTAATTTTATTAATGCTATCACTAGCGAAAACACCAATGCAGCATCAAATAATAATTTAATCATGGTTATTTCCCTGTACTACCAATACCGCCGGAACCGCGTTCCGTATCTGTTAATTGTGCAACCTCTAACAGTTTTAATGCGCCTACTGGTACCAGAATACCTTGAACCAATCTATCACCCTTTTGGATTAAATACGGCGTATCACTAGTATTATGTAGAATTGCTTTAATTTCTCCCCTATAGTCCGCATCAATCACCCCGAATGAGTTCGGAATAATTAACGGCGTTTTGCTCATGCTAGATCGTGGCGCCAGCATCAACATATAACCCTTTGGAATTTCCAACGCTAGGCCTAGTGTTACATATTGCGTTTGATGCGGTTCTATAACTACGCTTTCTGGTTGATAAAAATCCATGCCAGCAGCATCTACGCTGCCAACTTTTGGCAATAATACACCGGGCATGCATCGCTTAACCTTGATAACGTCCGCATTATATCGTTTATAACCAAAGATGCGTTTAATCCTGTTTAGTAGTTCCATTTATTGCCCCTCATTTCAATAACGCTTCCAATACTTTATTTTTTCTATCCATAATTCGTATTTCTGCACGCGGGTTTTCTTTATCAATACCAGCGATGCAGCTATCACCATATGAACATATCCATTTATCATCGTCGATAATTTTGGCCTTTGTTAATATATCGCTAGTCGCCTGTAGTAACCCGATTAAATCCGGCCAGCTTCTTTTATTTGGCAAATAGTATTTACATTCAACAACGATGATGCCAGATATATGCAATTTCTTCCCAGCTAACTGCCACATGCAAGCATCTTCATAATTCTTGTAGGCTTCCGACGGTATTATAATAGGCTTTCCGTTTCTGGATATAATTCGCCCGCTATTCTTCTTAGTTGCTGGACGGCCTTTTAATGTAATATCAATTACACTCATTTAATGCCCTTTCTGCCAATAATACATCATCTTCCGGATATACCCAGTAAAAATCACCTAAACTAGTCCATGACGTTTTGCCACCCCTAAAACAATATACGCGACCATTTTCGTATTTTGCAAAGTAAAGTTTAGCTTTTACAAGTCCAGTTTCTGCAATAACTGGCGTATCAACTGGTACCTTTTCCCATTCCACGATACCCAGCAACGATGCAATAGAATATTTACGGGTATTAGGATTTAACCCCAGCACCTTGCATGGAATTCTTGGGGTATGATCGCGTATCTTGAAATTTCCGCCGTTTTCGATAAATGTAGGATTTACGAAAAACGCGTAAACGCCTTCAATCTTAATATCTCTATACCCTTCGTTATACATTTCTTGTAATAACCATTTTTGCTCATTCGTCATAATTCAATTCCCCTTTTACAATAATCTCCTTCACTTGCTGCCGCACGTTGTAAATGTACGCTTCAACCGTTCCGTTGAATACTTCCATTACCATTTTGGAAAGTGCTTGCCGTAATCGTTTCGTTTTGCCGTCCTTATGATATTTGTATTCAAGCGTAATTAAAAATCTATCTTGCGTTACTTTTGGTTTTAAAATCATGTTTTCAATAACCAGCGTTAATGCGCTGGCTAGTTGCTCACATGTGAAAACTCTACCGTTCCCCATGTCTACCTTTACATTCATTTATTAATTCCCCTTTGATATTCATAGATAATTTCATTCTTAGGCGCATTTATTAGCATGATAATGCTATGATGTGCTGGCGATTTTGTATGCTCACCCGTTTCACTTATAAATTTAATACGCTTAGTTGGTACGTATACGCTTATATTTGTCTTACTAAATAATTTATGCCTTTGTACCCCCCCCCAGTGCATCTATAGGCAGTACCAGTGTACACGGGCGCCCTGTTTCCACACACCACGCCATCATTTCA